CAGGGCGGCCCGGGTGACCGCGATATCAACGCTGGACACGGCAAGGGCAGACTCGGCCACATCGGTATCTTCTGCGGCCGTTGCGGCGAAGTGATCCGCACCACCGAGGGCCACATAGCGCAGGCGGGAGGTGTCGGATCCGGTGCCAGTGACAGATCCGTGGAAGTCCACGGCACCGGGCACGTTGCGAATCGAGGCCATGTCAGTGAGTGACACCAGCAGGGCTTGATCGAGGGCCTGCGCCAGACGCAGATCGGTTTCCAGGTTTGCGTGAAGGATCGGCATAGTTCTTCCCGTTCGTTGTACGTTTTTCGCTGTGGCCGTACTTACAGCGGGTTACGCCCGGGAATCGTTAGCCATCGCCAAAGGATTACAGCACAGCCGGCCCCGTGTCAATTACAGGGCCAGATATGGGGCCGCTGCCGTCTGGGCTTCTGCGATGGTGCCAGCGGCCAGGACGGCGGACACATAGCCGGCCGCCGTGGTCCGCTCTGTGAGCACCACAGCGGACACAGCCAGGGTAGCGGCCTGGCGATCTGCTGTGTCGATCAGCGAGTAGGCCGACCGTGAACCTAAGGCTGCGCCTCCTCCCAGAAGAAGGAGCCAGCGCCTCTGGGTCACTCCTCGTATCCAATCAACACCCCGGACATGACTAGGATGCTGGCGGCCTCGTCGAAGAATACACCGGTCGAGAACGCCAGGGGCTCGGCGAAGGTGTGCGTGATGGTCGTCAGGGTGTCATCGCCACCGCTCCCAGGATCTGCTGCGTTGATCGGAAGAACCGGCGTGCCCGTCGCCGATAGCGCATCGTAAATCTCAAGACGACCCGTAACTGCGCCAGAGTTTGCGATAGTTAGGATTATATCTGTGATATACAGCGTCTTTAACGCCGTGACGGTGTAGAGCAAAACCGGGGCGGTTTCGTTGTCAGCCAGCACCGACACAGGCGTTCTACCGGGTAGCTGGCTGGGTCGGGCACCGGAGACGACCTGGAGATTCTGGAAAGTGCCCGCGCCGTTCGTTGTCGGGGCGACCGAGACGTTATTGTAAGCCCCGGCCGAATCCGCGCCGACCAAGATCGAGCGGTTCAGTTGTGTGACCATCCCGCCCGCGATGAACGAACCAACGCCCAGGATCTGCGGTGACAAGGACGTGCGGAGGTTCTTCTGCTCGAAGAAGAAGTCGCCTTGTGGAGTCGATCCGTTGGTGTAAATATATCGGTTGTACGGGGTGAATGCCGGAGCGCTGAACAGCTGGAAGCCATCGGCGGCCGAGTAGGGGATCGTCAAGGTGCGAACCTCGTCGGTCCCGGCCGCATCCGAATACCAGCGGATAACCAGTGTGCCGTCCTGGTCTGACATTATGCGGGTGTCCACCTGCGAGTAGCCCCGCAAGTCGATGATCCCAGAATCGAAGGCCGCGCCAGCCCCCAGGTTGGCGGTCGTCTGGAAGATCTGAACCGCTGCGGGCTCTGCGGGTTGATATGCCATTGTATGCCCCTATCCTAGTATATAAACCAATCGGTGCCGTCGCTGATCAAGCTGATCTGTTCCCATTGTGCGGCCAGCGGAAGGCCAGTGCTGCTGTAGTCGGTACCATCGATCTCGATGCCCGCGCCACTGGTGCGGACCTCGACACCCACGGGCAACGCCACCACCTTGGCCGCCACACGGGCGCCGGCCGATGGCGCCGGGAGCGTTACCACGCAAGTCGATGCGTCGACTAGGACAAGCTCACCATCAGCGGCGGATCGGGCCCCGGTGGTCTCGGTGACCACAGCCCAGAAATTCACGGCCGGATTCGGATAGGTGCCAGACAGATCGCCGCCTGCTGGGCCTGATGGTGGGCCGCCTGCAGCTGCGCCGGATGTCTTGTAGCCGGCCATCAGTCACCTTCGCTGAAGATGCGGACAGTGGTGGCTGCATCGGTGGCCACATACAGGGCCATCCCAGCCACACGATCGGGGCCGGCGTCTACTCGAAGCTGGAATTCAGAATCAGCCAGGATCGGCCATGTGGCGCCGCTGATCGGGGCCCCGTCTGCAGCATCGAAGCCCAGATCGCCCGGCTGGCCTTCGATGTAGACCGTGATCACGTTGGTTTCAGGATCGATGTCATACCGGACAGCATCCGTGTCCGCGTGCGCATTGACGTCGATGGAAGGGGAGCGCCCCAGGGTCACAGCCATTCTTCTGATCCTCCTAGCGATCCCGGAGGATTGCCATGATTCGTTCGCGGTTCTCTGGCTTCACTCGTTCGCTTATCGGCATTGCCATTATGGCTTCGCGCGACAGGGCGCCGGGTGGTGCGGTTCCTGTGCCCTTGACGCCCTTCTGGGCGTCTGGGAGCGCCCGGGGCTGGCGGTTACCGTTGGGCTGCCCTGGCGCATCCTGTGGCGCATCCTGGGCCGTCTCCTGTGGTGGCCCGCTGAACAGGCCGGCCAGGTGTCGATCTGCCCTGGCCTCGTTGGTCAGCCATTCCGACAGGGCCGGCCGGCCGTCTGCATCGAGGCGATCGTATCGCCAGCGCACCAGATCCATATCCTCGGTGTCTGTGATCCCTGCGGCCATCATCGCTTCGCGGGTCTCTGATGCTGCCCTGTGTGCCTCCAGGGCCTCTGTAGCTGCGTCCCTGGCCTCGATCAGCTTACTGATCCTGCGTTCCATCTTGGCCACGTCTGGCGCGTCTGACAGGCGGCCTTCCAGATCCTTGGCCAGCCCCTTGCTGGCGGCCAGCTGTTCTTCCAGTTGGGCGATCCTGCCGTTCTTTGCTTCCAGGCGCTTCAAGTGCGTCGTCTTTGGGATCGTTTCGTCCTGGGGTTCATCCTTCATTCTGATTCATCCGGGGTTGGCTGGGTTGGCTGGGCTGGGCTGGCGTCGAAGATCATCGCGTCGGCCTGCATTTCGATCAAGCGCTCCCGGGCCTGATCTGTGGTCATTCCTTCCAGGGCCGCCAGTAGCCGGGGCTTCGACGTGATCCCCAGTTCTGCGCGCATCTTATGGTCTTCCATGATCATTTTTCGCTCTGCCATGCTGTATGGCAGCCCCGGGTATTCGATGTCCCATCCGTCCTCTGGTAGCTCTGTGGAGCCGGCCTGCGCATTCCACAGGGCGGCGATGACAGACAGCGATTGCAGATCGCCCCGTTTGAATTGCGGTTCAAATCGTCGCTGTGCCGTTCGCTGGGCTTCCCGGGTGATCTCGATGGCATAGCCGGATCGGGCGTCTACATGGGTCCTGGCGATGTCTGCAGGGGCTAGATCGAAGTCCTGGGCCAGATCGGCCGCATAGGATCGGATCGCGTCGCCCAGTTCTTTCGGGTCGCCGCCTGGCGCAAACTGGCCGACCGTCGAGGATTGGCCGGGCACAGTGGGCCGGAAATTCAGCAGCGTTGACGGATCAGTGACCACAGCCAGATCGCCGTTTCGGTTCGCCTCGATCCCCTGCACAGACGCATTGATCGCCCATCGCTGGGGCCAGGACGCATCCCGCACCAGGTGGCGCCACTGGGTCCACAGCCCAGCCACGGCCAGTGTTCCATCCACCAGTTCGATCCCAGTGAAGGGATCCCACAGCCGGCCCGTTCGCCTGGCGTGGTAGATCACGCCCGGGATCAGGGGATCGCCGTCCGCGGATCGGTACGGGTACAGGTCGCCGGACAGGCCGCCAACCCGGCCCAGGAAGAAGTCAGATAGATCGATCTTTCCGTCGCCAGACTCCACCCGATAGACGGGCCGATCTGGGTCCTGGATGCTCAACACGTCCCGGGTCCATTCCAGGCGCCCTGGCCGCGTTTCGCGCATCCGATATTCATGGATCGTGTGGGGCCGATCTGGGTCATCGGCCGGCGCTTCTGCCCATAGCAGATCGGTGGGCACAATCCGCACCAGGAGCCGTAGATCTGCGGTCACATCGAACCGATAGAAGCCCTCACGTTGGGCCAGGGTGTTCTGTTGCAGTGTCGAGGCCATCTGCCAGAGGCCGGCGTCATCTGTGATCTGACGCATCAGGCCCACAGCATCAGATCCCCAGATCACGGGAGGCCGATCATACAAGACGGCCAGCTGCCAGATCAGCGAACGGAATAGATTCTTGGTGGTGTCTGGCATCCCCAGCAGGCGGCGTCGGGTCGGGTCATACTCCCGGGCCAGGGCGCCCTTTAGATCTGGCTTCCAGGTGCCTTCCATCAGCCGCCGGCGTCGCTGACCTTCGGCCCAGCGGGCAAAGGTGGCCGAATCTGGCGCCGGTGGGCCAGACAGGGTGGCCAGGGCCTGTGATGTCTGCGGGCCGCCCATTCGCGCTCCTGTGGTGCCTGTATGGTGTAATATCACACAATGGCTGACCCCCATGTCGAACACCCGGCCGATCTCGATCGGGAATCTTGGCTGCGCATAGAATTGGCGATGGTGCAGGATGAAGTCGCAGTCATGGTGGACGCAGGATCCTATCAGGCCGCAATGGCCGGCCGCAGGATCGCGCTACAACTTCGATCAGAGCTAGACGAGATCCACAAAGACCGGCCGGATATTTTCGACCCGGTCAGCGCAGACCATGTGATTCAGGAGGTCCTGCGGCTACCTGATTGGGTGTTCAGGCATCCCGACGTGATCGCCCGGGTCCATGCGTGCCAGTAGCGCTCACAGATGGCCAGCGGGAAGCGCTAGATCGGCTGTCGCTGGTGGTGGAGGCTTACCACCTGCTGACATTCCAGCCATCGCCGGTATTTGGGCCGCTTCTGCAGGACATCAGGACGCACAAACGGATCCTGATCAGGGCCGCTAACCGGGTCGGGAAGACGCGCCATGTCGCCTGGGTCGTGGCTTGGTGTCTGGTCAATGTGCCGGGGTTTCGGGGCCGTGTCATCGGCCCGACCAATGATCATGTGCACAACGTTCTGGGCAAATATCTGGCCGATTTCCTTGGGCCATACTTGATCCAGGGCTCCTATTACGTGGAGGGCAAGGGTTGGAATGGCGGCCGGGCCAGGGTGATCCGGCTGAAGAACGGATCGATCTGCGAACTGAAAGCGCTGGCCGACAATCCCGAATCACACAGCGGCCGATCGTGTCATCTGGTGGCCTTCGATGAACCGCCCAGCCTGGCACACTACACAGAGAATATGGCGCGCCTGGTCGACACCTATGCGGAGGGTTGGGGCGTCTGTCTGGTGGCCGCCACAATGGTGAATAGGCCGGTTCAGTGGCTGCGCTCGATGGTGCAGGGTGAAGATGAAGATCCAGAAGCCGGCCGCACAGTCCACAGCGGATCCGGATGGCTTCAGATCGTGGCCGGCTTCAGCCGCGACAGCTGCCCCTGGTACACGGAAGCCCAGGTGGAAGAATGGCTATCGGCAATGGAGGCCAGCCCCTGGGAATGGGGACAGCGGATTGACGCCACATGGGACGGGGTAACGATCGATCGGCTGTTCGTTGGCGTCTCTGACGACACCTTCAGCGCAGCGGCCCCACACGGGAGCGTCAAGATCGGGATCGGGATCGATCATGGCGAAGTAGCCGGCCACCAGGCCGCCGTGTTGATTGCATACGACAAAACGCGCGTATGGTGCATCGATGAATACGTATCGGCTGTGTCGACCGCTCCAGAAGAAGATGCGGCCGCATTGCTTCGGATGCTCGCCAGACACAGGATCGATCCTGCGTCCATCGATCTGGCTGTGGGGGATCTGAACACGGCGAAGGGCTTCGCGGGCTGGCGGATCAATGACGCGCTCGAGGCCGCGATGGCCGCACAGACAGGAGGCCGGGCCACACCCTTTGTTATCCAGGGCCCAGACAAATCACCGGGATCTGTGGACTGGGGCCTGCGCTGCATCAACTACGGGGCCAGGCGGGGCGATCTGCGGGTCCATCCTCGCTGTGTCCACCTGGCCCAGACCCTGAAGCATTGGAAGGGCGGAAAGACCGGGCCAGACGGAAAGCTGGCCCACATCGCTGACGCCCTGCGATACGTCCTGACGGCCGCGATCGGCCGCCATGCTGTGTATGCCCGGCTGCGCTTTGATTAGCCCTGTGATGGATTCTGGGGCCACACAACGCGAGGATCTGCAGGCGGATCTGTCCTGCCCTGCGCCAATGGCGCTATCCCTGCAGCGTTAACCCGACAACTTCCACGGCGGAATATTGCGGCCCTCTGTGGCGCGGAACACCGCACGGACGGCGATCAGCGTCAGGATCAGAGTGTAGATCTCGGTCATGGCGTAGCCCCCAGCTGGATTGCGAGCGCTCGAACGCGCAAAAGGGCGACCCGCAGCCTATCGTTAGATGCCACAGAGTGACCATAGATCCTCTGATCCTGCCTGATCCGTTTCACCCTGCGCAGTGCGGCCTCGTAGGTCTCGCACAGGCGGATGGTCTCACTCATGGCGATCCTCCAATGCAGCGATCAGGGCCAGGGCTTCAGGGAACGGCGGACCGTCGCCATTTTCACCGCCGCGTAGCCACGCCCCGAAGGCGGGGCCCACATCAGCAAGGACGTGGTCGTCGACGAGGGGCCCGACCCACCCGCGCGCGTAGCCGGCCCCATAGGCCAGCCGAAGCCAGCCAACGGCACGCCTGGCCATTTCATCCACGCCGGTGCACCAATCGCACGGATCCTCCTGTCTGGCCCGGGGCGTCTCGCATTCAGGGCAGCGGCCGATCTGCGGCACCTGATCCCGGGCACAGTCCAGCGGGCCAACCTCGGAGACACACGGGGAGCACAGAAGCAACGGGACCTCCTGCAGGCGTATGCCACCGATCCCGATCGGGGCCCAGGCCACCGGGGCGCCGCATCGATCGCAGGATTCCGGCTCGGTGGGCCGGGTGTCGGTGGTGGTCATCGGTCGATCCTTGGTGGTGTGTCGCCCCGCGCTAGAAGAACGGGCGTGGCGTGCATCAGTAGATCGTCTGGCGTGATCGGGTCATCACAGCGACCCTGCAGCGCCGCGATCGATTGTGCCGCCAGATCGGCTAGGGCCGCCTTCGACATCCGCGATAAAAACCGGGCCACGGACGGATCCGACGTGGCCACCAGGGCCGGGCCCTTTGCGTTCATGTGTCCGATCCATCCTGTGGCCTTGGTGTCGGTGGTGCTCATCGGTCGATCCTCTGGCCCAACTGGACAAGCATGGCGATCGCATCCGCTTCGACCCGGAACAGAATCGGCAGGAAGCTATCGTCATCCCGCCAGTCTTCGTCCAGCACCGGAA